CCACTGTGAGGACAACCTGTCCTTTTAACTCGGTTAAAAATCGATTAAATTTCTAAGCGAGGTACTCATCGGGCCATTCAAAAGCCCGGGAGGTGACCACGCGCGGCGTAACAAGATTACGTTTTGTTACGTCGAAGCAACTCCCTCCACTCACCTTAAGCCCCTCCCAAAACCTGGGAGGATCATCGACAGGCATTAGACGGGTCATAAGCTTCCTAAAAAGAAACTTATTTCCCTTAAATGCTTTAGGTAGCACCACTAGCCGTTTAAAAGGCCAGTAGTGCCCGCTACTATACTTAATGCCATATGGATAATCCATATGTCGATAAGTATCAAACTCTTCAGCAGACGGGGGCCCGATTAGCGATAAAAGCTTTTCAGGCACCCACCTATCTAGGAGTTTTACTGTAGCAGAATCTTTCAGACTCCATTGTCGTTCTAGCTTTCTTCGAAGGCGATTCCTCGCCGAGAATAATTGCTTAGTACTAGATGGAAATTCTGTTAGAAACACCGGTCGAATGAGTAGTCCATTGAACCAGTCAGTCCCACAACTTTCCCTGACAGGGCCTTTAATAAAGGTCTTATCGGGGTTTATTGAGAAACCGAACTTACCGAGGTAAAACATGAGATAAGGGGCGAGCTCGCTCTCGATGACTAAATCGTCACCGAAAACAGCAAACTCACTTGACCTGACCTCCCCTCGATAGTGCTTCGTCACCCCATAAATGATGGAGGCGAAGATCAACGATTCGAGTGCAAATGTATACCCATTACCCATTGAAGATATCTTCTCATAAGAGATTACGTCTTCGCCTATTTCTCCTTGCGGAGATCTAAGTTCTAATAGGTAGGTATACCAAAGAGGTGGCAACACAAGACGGCATATCCGTAAGGATATACTATCCGAAGCTGCCTTCAAATCAAGAGTGGCATATTTGCCAGTCCTGGAACCTCTTTCGGCCAACATCCTGTTCTTCTCCTGTGAGTTAAGGTCGATACCATACGGCGTCAACCTACGACGGAAAAACCGTCTACACCCAGTTGGAGACATAGGTTCATAGTTGGTTCGATTGCAATAGTTCGCTCTTGAAGAGCGTCCTTTGGAACGAAAGTCACTTTGTTGCCCTTTACCACATTAAACACGTTTAGCCAGAAGAGTCTTTGGTCAATTATGAAGTGTTTTGGAATTTCCATAACACTCCTATAATCGTCCTCCAACGCCCCCAGCCACCGTTCATCTGTGGCTATGAGCAAACGAGCGTGTCCCAGTGCAGCTTTAGTAACATCGTAGGGCCAATCTGCGTATTTATTATACGTAGAATTGAATCCACTTTGTGTACTCAGGGTTGCTCCGGGTCCATGACGCGACCATTCTACTACTTCGAAAAACTCGGGCATGTCACCTAATACTCGTTGTATAAAACCACGAGCATAAGTGAAAACGTCCGTCGTGTCCTCTGACGCAGGGTTTGCAAGAGCTAACCATTTTTTATGGTTAAAGTTCCTGCATTCCTCTTCAGCAAGATCGAATTTCTTTCTTGCTGTTGCCCTCCTCTCTTCAAGAAGAGAGTCAAACGGGTAGCGCTTAAGTAGCATGGCGAGTTGGTATCGTGCGGCTAGGACAGCCGTAGTACCACCATGCATAAGGTTAATACTCTGTAGACCCCATGTTTCTGCGAGTCTAAGAATAGCAGTAACATCCCTATTTCTGAGGATGGTATTTACTACTCCTAGATCATCAGGCGTAAGAAAATCGCCTAGATCGCGAATTACAGCTGCCAGGACATCCCATGAATAACTCTGGGATACCCGCGGGTACGGGATCTTATATCCCTTTCCTATTTTTCTCGCAGGGTTAAATTGTTTCATAAAATTGACCCCGTTCTACCATTATACGGTCGAAGTTCGCCGAGATTAATCTGGCGTAATCGAATAAATCCCCTTGATACCATCGACTGAAAGTTTCATCTTCAGCGATTTCGGCATAGTTGCTAAGAGGTTCAAACCTCTCAAGTAATTTATGCTTTATATCAAGTTTTTCGTGCAACGGAAGATCTGCCCACTCTTCGTGGTTTTTTACGATGAGTAACAGACCGAATCCATCGCGCGAGGGATGCAACCGCGAGTGGCACAAGGCTACTAGCGGCGATCCGGCAAATGTGGTTAACGATGTCCCAGTACCAAATTTTTTGGTCAGGTGTATTGTTGCCCATAATTTGTTATCCATGAAAATTCGTTGTGACATTCTATGTCCTCCGATAAAAGGTTTGACGATTGTTGGTTTATTCCAACTTAGATCTGACCCTGATCATGGAGCGGATCCATAATGGTATCATAGTCGAGAAGGGCAACAAGTTTCTGACGTACTAATGTAGCGTCAGCATTTGATGTGCCCACTGGAAGGGAGAAAGTAGCTTCGCCAATGAGTGGAACTTTTATGTTCTCCCCGTTGACACCTACTACAGTTACATCCTTAGTGAATTTTACATTCGTTCTAAGGGTCCCGTAAAAGTTCCCGCTTTGCTTTGGAAAAGTTCGCTGAAAAGCGAGCTCATTCCGTGCAGCCATTGTATGGTCTGCATCATAATAAACGCTTTTGCTGGCACCTTCTTCGGCGCGAGCAAGGACGTGGTTTACGACGGTGCTATTATTAGCTTCGTCAACGCCCAGTGTAATAGAATTTGGTAGCATAATGCTATCCTCCTGTACATTGTGGTAAGAATCACTACTTCCAGAGTTTCATAATCTGGGTAGCAATTATTCCCAAGTCTAAGGTTTTTAGTGAATCCATATTGAGCGAAAAACTCGGCAATATGGGTCGATCGGGATTTGGGAGACGATATTTTACAATATCGATCTTCGAATAACTACCGCCTCTTTCGGCGATATTCGTATAATTATAATACGTGTTATTCGTAGCCGTCTCGACTTCTCCAGCTATGGTGCTCATGTCAATAACAGAGTACCATGAGGCTAAGGTTCGCATCCCCACATTTGGGGACCACGAAGCTATAATCTTACCGACATTGAAAAACCAATCAATTATAAAGCTAAAGGGAATTAATTCCCAGATAGCCTCGATTGGTTCGGTGAGACCCAAGGCTTTAATATCAGAAACGATATTATTGTTAAAAGCTTGGATCGCGGTAAGTACACCGGCTCTTACTTCAACATTACGCTGAGCATACTGACTACCATACGCAGTAACAGTGCCATTATTTCGCAACATGACATTGTTATACGTTTGAGAATCAGCATCAATCTGCCAGCCTCGGAATGTTTGACGCTCAGGTGGTCTTTCACCACCAAGGACTTTCACAAGTCCACGAGCATCGTACATTAAAGGCCGCAGAGCGTAACGAAGTTCCATATAACGGTTTTTTAACTCCGTTAGCGAAAATTCTTTCGCAACTCTATTTAGCTCTAATCGTTTCAGCTGCTTAAAAATCTTATAAGCACGCCGAAATATTGAGATTAGACTAAACAAAGTCTTTTTGGATTCAGCTATCTGCACTAGGGCTTCTGCTTCATTGCAGGAAACCTTGGACCAAGCACTCGTTATCGCTTCTGCGATTAGAGGGCCTATGTCAAGCGAGATAGGTGATGGAAGAGCCCAGCTGTCGGGTGAATCAAAATCATTTCCGACAGGAGCATTACCCGAACTCATTGAGCCAGCGTAATAGTAATTAGGATATGTACCGTTGCGATTAATCGCTCTTCGGTAATAATTCCCAATACTTTTTACGTAGGTCGTCATTGAAGATTCCATAGGATTATTTACAATAATTCCACGGTTCCTCTTTGATAACCAATTTTCAGTCTCAACATCGTGTATCTCCGCCCTTGTAAGTTCAGAGGCACCACTATAAGAATTTGTAGTAGTGCTAATGACCTTCCAAGGAATGGCGACAGTTCCACTGTAGACAGTGTATGTATAACTGCATGCAATGGAACCAGAGTTCTCTTCACGAGATCTCTCACGTGTATAGGGTTGTAGTGGATGTATCATTTTTGACTCCGTCTAGGCGTCATTAATAATACAGCAATGCGGATTCTGCCGCCTTATTGCAGAATCGACACGCTCGTACAACAACATGTTGTACTGTGGCAACAGCCACAGCTCCCCCCAAG